GGTCATATCCAACAATAGATGAGTTATCAAAAAAACACTTAATACCTTCAATCACTTTGTATAGGAAATCACAAGCAGAAGAATGGAAAAAGCAAAAAGCCGACTTCCAAGAAACTCTACGAAATCAAATTGACAAAGAGAAAAGAAAAAAGATGGCAAAAGATTCTATTGAATTTGATGAGAATAATTTAAGATTAGCAAAAGCTTTACAAAACGAGATTGTTGCCTTAATTACATTATCTAACAAAAAAAGAAATGATGGAGATACAAGACCGTTTTTCTCTGCAAGTTCCTTAAATAGTTTAGGTATGGCATTAATGACTTGTCAAAAAGTGGGGCGTTTAGCATTAGGAGAATCAACTGACAATACAAACATCACAACAACAGAGTCCACAGTTAATGAGGCTTTCCAACTTATTGACGAGATATTCAGAGGAAAGTCAAAAAAAGGCGACTCTCAATTACATTAAATACTGGAAACTTGCACGGGAAAAACAAGTAACTCCTTTGGGAGATTGGAATGTCTGGTTAATACTTGCGGGTAGGGGTTTCGGTAAAACTTGGACTGGAGCATATGACATTGTTAATTATGCAATGACACATCCAAATACCATCAGTGCAGTCCTTGCACCAACATTCGGTGATTTGAGAAGAGTTTGTTTTGAAGGTGTAAGTGGTATAAATCAATTGATACCGATAGAATGCTACCACAATTCTAAGGCAAGTGGATATAACAGAAGCACATCAGAGATTAAATTATGGAATGGGTCAAAGATTGTTGGATTCTCTGCAAGTGAACCAGATAGATTGCGAGGAAGCCAATATCATAGAGCGTGGTGTGATGAGTTGGCGGCGTGGAGATATCCAGAGGCATATGACCAACTCCAATTTGGTTTAAGATTAGGAAAGAATCCACAAGTGGTAATAACAACTACACCTAGACCAACACCAATAATCAAGGAGTTGATGAAAAGAGCAAATGAGGATGTATATGTAACTCAAGGGTCAACCTTCGAGAATCAAGATAATCTTGCTGAGTCAGCTTTAAAACAGTTTGTAGATAGGTATGAGGGAACAAGATTGGGTAGACAGGAACTATATGCAGAGATACTTGACGATTTTGAAGGTGCCTTATGGAACTACACAATCTTGGAAAATTGTAGAGTCACGAAAGAAAACTTACCAGAGATGACTAAAATCATTGTCAGCATTGACCCAGCAGTAACAGCTAACGCAAATTCTGATGAGACAGGCATTATTGTCTCAGCATTAGGTGAAGATGAAAATTATTACATATTAGAAGACAAAACTGGTAAATATTCCCCAGATGAGTGGGGAAGGGTTGCCATAGAACTGTTTTATCGCTATAATGCCAATATGATTGTTGCCGAGGTGAACAATGGCGGCGATTTGGTGGAGAGATTATTGCGTAGTATTGAACGAAATATTCCGTACAAATCAGTCCACGCAACAAGAGGTAAGATGGTAAGAGCAGAGCCAATTTCTGCTTTATACGAACAAGGAAAGGTATATCACTTGGGAACTTTTCCAAAATTGGAGGAACAAATGTGTTCTTTTACAGGAGATAACAGAGGGGCATCTCCAGATAGACTAGATGCTTTGGTTTGGGGTTTGACTGAACTGAGTATCTCAAACGGGAAACCAATTTGGAGAATAAGCTAATGGGTATATTTGATAACTTTAAAAAAATATTTAAGAAACAAATCACAACAAAACAAGCACCTATCACAATGATGAATAATGTAGGTTATTCGGCACCAAGAAAAGATAGTTACCAACAGTATGCACAAGAAGGGTATCAACAAAACGCAGTAGTCTATAAATGTATAAATGAGATTGCTAATGGTGCATCTGCGGTTGATTTGTGCGTCTATGATGACGATATCAAGTTAGATGCTCACCCATTACTTAATCTTCTTCAAAGACCGAATCCATTACAAGCTGGTAACGAATATTTTAAGTCCTTGTATTCATTCTTGCTCATAGCGGGAAACAGTTATGCTTTGAGAGTGGGCGCAGAGAACGGAGAACCACGAGAACTATATCTTCTCAGACCAGATAGGGTAAAAGTCAAACCAAGTAATAATATGATTCCTAGAGGATATGTTTACGAAGTAGGGGGTAAGGTAATAAAAGAATATGATGTAGACCCACAGACAGGGGAAAGTGAAATCAAACATTTTAAGCTATGGAATCCAATAGATGATTATTACGGACTAAGTCCTATCCATTCAGCTAGTACAGATATTGACCAGCACAATTTTGCCGCCAAACACAATGTCAGTCTGTTGATGAATGGCGCAAGACCAAGTGGAGCAATAATATTCAAACCAAAAGATGAAGTTGGACAATCAGTTCAATTGACCGAATATCAAAGGGCACAACTCTTACAAGATATGCAAGTAAGGTTTCAAGGAACAGACAATAGTGGAAGACCTATGCTTTTGGAGGGGGATTTCGATTGGAAAGAAATGGGACTTAGTCCAAAAGATATGGATTTCTTACAACTTAAAAATATGAGTGCAAGAGATATCGCTATGTGTTTTGGTGTTCCTAGTCAGCTTATTGGAATACCAGATGCACAAACTTACTCAAACATACAAGAAGCAAGACTAGCATTATACGAGGAAACAATCATTCCATTGATTAGAAGAGTTGAATCTGATTTGAATGAATACCTATCACCATTGTATGGTGAGTCAATTAACCTTAGATATGATATTGATTCTATACCAGCAATGGCAGAACGCAGAAAACGAATCTATGAGAATGTAACTGTTGCAGTAAGAGAAGGTATTATATCAAGGAATGAAGCAAGAGAGAGATTAGGACTACAACCAATCTCTGGAGGTGATGATGTTTACATTGCCGCCAATCTTTTCCCATTAGGTGAACCACAAGAATCTCCATTGGACGAAGAAGTGCCTAATCCAGATAAGGAAGCCGAAGATGCCTATGGATATAAAGCAGAAGTCAGAAGAGATGTTTTCACAACAAGAGAAGAAGCTGAAGAAAGGGCAAATGAAATAGGATGTCAAGGGACTCACTTCCACGACTCAGATGGGGAGAGAGTTTATATGCCTTGTGCATCTCACAGTGATTACAGAGAACTTACTGGGAGAGATTTAAAATATCATACTGCTGACCCAGAGTATTTAGTTAATCAAGAAATAAGACGAGATGTATTTACAAGTCAAGAAGAAGCAGAGGATAGAGCAGAGGAGATAGGATGTGAAGGATTCCATACACACGATGAAGAAGGTAACATTGTGTATATGCCGTGCAGAACCCACGAAGAGTATACAAGATTGACAGGAGAAGAATTAAAAACAGCTGTCGTTGACGCTGGCAATATTACAGGAAAAGGCTTTGACACTAAATTAGGTGCATTACAAAAAGAATTAGGTAGTCAA